AGGGTCGGCTTGTTGAAGATTCCGCCCTTGGAGAAGTGGCCAACCCTGGATTTATCAGGCACTCCACCAACAGAGACGATATAGTCATTGAGGAACTTGTTAAGCGCGTTGTAGGAACCGGGCGAGATGGTCTTCTCGGTGCTCTTGAGATAGTCTTTTGCGGCCTTCTCACCCTTCACGTTATAGAGGTTCTGGAGAGCGGCTTTCTCGTTGTCGAGGGCGCCAGCCTCCTGCACACATGCCTTCTGGAAAGCTTCATGAGCCTTGACAACTCCATAAATCGCAAGGGCCAAGGCTGCAAATGCCAGGGTCACTCCAGCGACCTGTAGGCCCGTTGCGACCGCAGACGTACCTATGCCCTCGATGACGGATTTGCACCCGCTGATAGCCTTCGATCCAAGGGACTTTGAAAGCTTCCCGACGGACGAGGTAACATTCTTGAATGCCCCAACGACCTTGCTGTTTTGGATAGAGGCAGAGATCGTGTTTTGGATTCCCTGCTCTTTGATCAGTCCAGTGACGATCTTCATGCGGCCGCCGAATTCCCAGGCCGCCTTGGCGACTAACCCAAAACCCTTTCCGAGTTTCCCGATAATTGCGATGGCCGGAATGACACCCGCCACGATATTGGCATATGTAGCAACAACTGTAAGGGTGTTGGCATATTGATACTCGAGTTTCTTAATCGCCGTGGTCAGTTTCGTCATTACGGTTATGGTCTTATTATAGTTTGCTGCCTGTTGGCTAATGACATCACCAGAAGCCTGGACCTTGGCGGTCTCCTTGTCATACATGGCGGGGGAAATTCCCAAGAGCTGGAGGAGTTTCTTATGAGCGGCGAGTTTCTTCTCATCGCTGTCAGATGCTTTCAATTGAGCAAGACCACTATCTTTAACGGCCTTGTTGAATACCAACATCGCCCTCGGTCCATAACCGAGTTCATTCCTCAGAAGTCCCAGAATGGCAGCGGTGCTATTTATGTCGAACTTCGCACCCCGCAGAGTTGGCCCCAGCCTGCCTACCATCGCCAAAAATGGGGCTACACCGATAGAGGTATTCCTGATTATGAAACCCAAGGCTTTATTGGCCGATGCGCTATCACCAGCACTGATTCCGATGGCTTTCAGGGATACGGCTGCTTGCGCCAGTTCGGGAGCCGAACCGTTCGTGGCTTTTGCTACATCGTCCCAATACTTGGCATAGGTCTTCAAGGCGGCGGCAGATGAAAGTCCCTGTTCTCTACCATGCTGCATGGTGGTGATGGTGTCTTCAATGCCAGTCTTTGAGTCGGCTGTACTGAGAACAAGTTTACGTACTGCACTCTCATTAAGGCCGGTGGCATCGGCAAGGTTAAGAGTGGCAGTGGTGAGAGGCGCTTCCTGCTGCGCCATCGCCGAGAGTCCGGCTGCAACTCCCGCTAGGGCAACCCCTATCCCCTTCCAGTGAGACGCAAGTGTCTTGGCAGAAGAAGCACCGTTACTGCTTATTTGTTTCAAGACGCCGGAGGCGTTATCTATAGCTTTGACGACGATGTCCATCGATGACGTTGCCATGGTTATCCTTCAGCGCCCTTCAACTGTTTGAGAATCGGAGGGAGCGCGTAGCATAGAAAGGCTTTTTGCAGAGGGGTAAGGTCGGCCTGATTACTCGTCAGTGGCAGGCCCGTCAGGTGCAGGAATGCTATCGCCTGCCCCTCCGAGCTCGTCGCGAAAGGACTCGACGGCCGCGTCGAGGATTCCCTGTTCGGTTTCGTCATCGGAGACGCCGGAGAGTTCCTTTATCTCGTTGGATATGGCAGACACCGTACCGGCCTTGAGCGAATCCAGTTCCGTATCGTTCCAGGTCTCGACCAGGCCCATCTTGCAGGTCAGGAGTTCGGCCTTGTGATTGTTAACCACTCCCCGTCCCGAATCCAGCACCTGCTCGGTTGCATTCTTGCGCAGAACAACCGAGACGCCTTCGGTCGCTACCGCCTGGACCCTGGCCCACTGGCCATCGTTCAGAGGCTGTATCATGACGGTGTCGCCGATCTGTTCGATAAAGACTTCCTTGGTTTCCTGGACGCCTTCGAGTATCTGTTGCTTGGTCAGCAAGGTCAGCTCCCTTCGATTACCATCGCTTCTTGGTTGTTGCTCAGAGTCGCCAGGACGTCCGTGTAGACTGAGGTTGTGCCATCGTGCAGCAGGACGCTGTCCTGGAACGCCTGGCCTTCGACGTTCAACTTGATCTCGTCCTTGCCCTTTGTCGGCGTCGGCACCTTCGTGAGGATCACCCGGGGAAGGGAGATGTCGAGAGTCCCGTCCACCTGGCCTTCGTCATCCTCCGAGGTGAAGGTGAGGGTCAGGGAGGTCTCAGTGGTCCCGTTGACCGCGGCTAGTGCGCCCTCTGGGGAACCCCAGAAGAGGTTCAGCTCGTCCATCGTGTTGAAATACATGTCCATGGTGAAGGTCGTCTCCCGGGCACCCGCGGGAAGCCTTGAGGGGAATCGTGAGCCGATGCACTGGCCCGCGTCTGCCTTCACGTCGTTCTTGACGTCCAGCTTGACGTTCGTGACCCTCTCTGAGATCGAGTTATAACCGAGGTGTGCCGTGACGTTGTGGAAGACCAGAAGGTGTTCCGTGGGAAGCAACGCCTCTATCTCAGCCCGGGTCCTAAGTCCCTCGGGGTTGGGAGCGTCCATCTTTGCCACGATGCTAGCCTTGACCGTGGCGTAGTCCTTTGAGACGTCGAGTTCGAGATCGCTGATCGTGCATCCCAAAAACAACTGCTCGAAGTGCGTTGCGTCGATCTTGTCCTTGCCAAGGAAAGAGGTGAATGAAGGCAGGACGACGTCGTTCGTCCCGTAGCATTCGTGGAGGTTAAACCCTCCCACCGATGAGGTATGTGCATACCCGCCGAGCGCCCATTTCAGGAACCACCCGATACTACGGATGTCGAAAGCGTACTCGATGTCACCGTCAGCGCTGTAGAAGCCGGGCCTGTGGACGCGGGGGGCCCTTCCGAGTGAACCGTCGTAGATGACCTCGACGTCTTTGCCGGTGTCGAGGCTGGCCGCTGACTCATCAACGGCGAAGATCGGGTTCATATCGCCCGGCCAGCCAAATTCGCTTTCTTCTTTGAACGCCGCATATCTCAGAACTTCCATGGTTATGCCTCCCTTTCGAGGTACCTGAATTTCGCTTCCATCTCGTATCCCGCGCCGTGAAGTTGTTCGGCCCCCTGACCCCGGATGTCGCCGGGGAGATAACGCACCTTCTGAACATCCCGGACCGACTGATTCAAGGTGTGACTCCGATGCAATGCGGCCTCCGCCTGGGCTGCGATCCTGTTGGCCTTCATCCGCCCCTTGTCGGGATCGGTGTCTTTGATTACGACCGCGACGACGAACTTGTAGACCCAGTTCTCACCCTGGCCGGACTGCTCGACCGGCGAGTCTTCGGGGAGAATCCAGATAACAGGGGGTTTTAGCTCGCCTACCCGCGTGCGGTCCCCGAAGATGATGTTGTTGACCCCCAGGTTGGCATTCTCAAGGATCTCGAGGATCGCCGAGCGTATCCATTCTAGGTGTTCGTATAGTTCCATCAGCCGAGCACCGCCTTGATCGCCTTGTCCGCGAACTCCGGAATCCGTTTCCTGGTCAGTTCAACTGCCCTGTTGATGTAGGGGTTGGCCGTCGTCCCGGGGTGATGGACCAGTGTGCAGAAGACCTCGTCACCGCCGACCATGAAGTGCAAAGCCTGGGCGTTGACCGGCCTGATCTCGTGCGCCGGGGTCCCGTCGTTCACGTACCAGCGGTACTTCACGTTCGAGTTGATGACCCAGGTCATCGGGTTGAGGATATGCGCCATCCAGGACCCGGCCAGCCTGCCCGTGATCTTGGGGGCCTCCTTGCCGATGTTGGCATCAACGTCGAGGGCCACATACTGGACGGCCTTGGCGACGACGCTGGGGAACTTCTCTACCGTGTGGTCCCACTTGCTGGTATCCATCACCAACTGAAAGTCTTGGGGCATATCAGTCGCCCTCGTGGGAATGGTGCCTCCGCGGCGGGGAGCATATTGCCATCCCGATCTTGGGAGCGCACGGAAGTTTCTGAAGGTCCGTCTGGATCGATGTATCGATCAGCGAGAAGGGCACGATCCTGGCCGTGAATTCGTCGATCTTCTCCACCGGAGAGGTCCTGAGTTGCACGGCCTTCGCCATGATGTTGGCGGTGATCCGCATCGAGATGTTCTCGAGCAGAGGAGCGTATTGCAGATCGGCCCCGGCGACATTGAAGGAGCGGCGGCGATCCGCATCGATCAGAGCGTCGGCCTGGCCGATCCACTTCGTCACCAAGTCCTTGAATGCTCCGGGGTCCACCTTGTTGAAGTCCTCTTCCGTGTATCCGGTGAGGTCGAGGACGTCCTTGGCGAGGCAATAGGCCATCATGCCCCCAGTGCCTTGAGCAGTTGCGCCTTCGTCCTCAACTTGAAAGTCGAGATGCCCTGTTCCTCGGCCATGGCGACGAGCTCCTTGACCGTCATCTGCGTCAGGTCGATCGTCGTCTCGGCCGGATACTCTTCGTCTACGTTGTCTATGGCGGGTTCTCTCCGGTCCCTGTCGCCCGCGCGAGGCACTCGGGAAACTGTCGTCTCCTGGCGACACTCACTGTCGTCGTATGGCGACACCCTGTCGTCTGTAGGCGACACGAGTTCTTGGACCTGTGCCAAGTCGACCGTCGTCTCGACCGGACACTCGTGGATGTCTGCGGGATAGGAATCGAGTTCTCGGACCTGCAAACATTTACAAGCCCTGACCTCTGCCATCCTGACCTTGTCAGCAACCTGGACCACATGGGTGGAAAGGCCCGCGAAGACGTAACCCCCGCGTGGAACTGTCGACCGTGAGGTATTCGTGACTTCAATGGTTATCATCGGATCTCCCTTCATCCTTGGAATGTATCTCTTGCCCACAGAGAGGATCTCCTGGGCTGCCACCCGGGCGGCCACTCCCCTGAAGGGGTAGACCGCTTCGACCGCGCGCTTTCGGAGCTCCCGCTGCTCAGGGGAATCCACCAGGGCCTCAGCGATCGCCGGGAGCCATTCCTCCGGCTCGTTGCAGTTGACCCCGACATTGGCGTACTCCCAGTACCGCAGGCCGTGCTCCACGTCCCGGCGGTACCAGGGTGCGTTCATGACCACCACCGGCCGGCCGGTATAGGCGAACTCGTAGAGGGTAGACATGTGGTCGCAGCAGTAGAGATCCGCTCTCTGAAGGATCTCTGTGAAGTCCCGGACCACCTCGATCCCGTTCTGTTCGTAGTACGGGATGAGCTCCTCGATCATCCGTGGGTGGCCGTGGCCGAGAATCTTGTACCCTGACTGTGCCAACCAGGGGATGACATTCTTGTAATGCCCCCAGGCCGATCGCTGCTCGGGAACCGTCTTCAGGTCGAAATGGAAGGAGACCGCCACTACCGGCGGGTCCTCTCGTTCCTTGGCAAAGTCGATCCACCGGTCCATCTTCGGGCAACCGACCATCTCGACGGCCGCCTTCGGCGCCATCCGCCGGATAGACTTGACGGACGAGGCGTTCGGCGTCAGCGCCAGGACTACGTTGTCCCAGTCTCTGGTTACATCACCGAGATAATACTGGCCGGCGCCGTGGTCAACTATCACCATCGGTCGGTTGATGGTCGCGACCCCTATCACGCTGGCCGCCACCACCGGCCTGTTGCCCGAACCCATTGCGAAGACGGCCATGGCCGGCGAGTTGAAGGTCAGGCACCCCTCGGGACCGCCCGGGTGGCTGACGTAGAAGTCTCCGCGCGCCGCCTCCGGTAAAGCGTTCCAGGTCGGCAGAAGGTGATCGGTGTAGTGCTGGGCGACAGAGAAGAAATCCACCTTCTGATATTTCTCCTCGACCAGGCTCCGCATATCGTTCGTCGTCTGGTACCGCTCTTGAAGGAGGCTGTTCTGCCAGTTGATCCTACGATTCGGTGGCGGGTGCTCCAAATGGTAGATCTGGACATCTGAGAGGACCCGCGGTTCGCCACACAGGGCCTTGGCTGCGGTGATGAACGCGATATCCTCGCCGCCCCAGCCGACGAACCTCTCGTCATAGCCGCCGGCCTGATCCCAGACCTTGCGGGGGACCAGTTGTATTCCACCCCGGCCGTCCGGCTCCGCCCGCCTCTGGCGCTTCTCCTCTTTGGTCAAAAGCGTGTTGAACACGAATGACCGCGGCTTCTTTGACAGGACTTCCTCGGTCGCCTCGTAGGTGAGGTCCCGGACACCTGAGTGGATCACCGCCCAGGTGAGGTTCGCCTTGATCAGGGCCGGGTCGACCAGGATGTCGGCGTCGAGCAGGATGAGCTGGTCACCATGCGATCTCGCGACAGCCCGGTTGAGCGCCCGCGCCTTGCAGTAGGGCTCGGATTCATCCCTTGCGACCACAAACTCAGCCCGGGGGAAGTGCCTCCGGTAGTAGGCGATGAGCCAATCCAGTATCTTCTCTCTCTTGGGATCTGGTCTCCCCGCCGGGATGATGAAGGACAGGTCCATCACTTGACTCTTTCTCTGGCATCAACTCTCAAGGTAAGGAAGGGGGCCGCGCGAGGCGGCCCCGTCCTTGTTGTCTCGTCTATCAGGAACCCGGCCGCGTGCCATCGATGAAGCAGGCAACTGCGGCGTTCTCGTCCTCGTACCCGACATCGCACTCGACGGTCAGCACGAAGTCTGTCCTGCGAGACTTCGGCACCCTGTCCGGCTCCACCGTGACCTCGTGGAAGACTCCCCAGGCCATGTTGTCGGGGTGTCCGAGCAGGCAGACAGTACCGTTGCCACCACTGATAACCGGCTTCGAGCGCTCCAGCACCGGGCAGTAGACCACCGGGATGCCCTTGTAGGGGATCGGGTTGGCTGTAGTCTGCGCCGCGTCGCCCAGAGCGGTCCCACGCAGCTTGAGCAGGTTCGCGTATGCGTCCTGCGCCGAGAACGGCACGTAGAAGCGCCAGTCCGGCCTGATCTCCAGGTACTGCTTCGGCAGCGCCGCGATCATGGCGTCGAACATGTTCTCGGGGTAGTTGTCGATGGCGCCGGCCACGTAGCTCTTCCCGGGATCGAAGTCCTTGCCCAAGCCCACACCGTAAACGGCGTTGGCGGCGAGTTTGGCCCAGCCATCGGTCAGGTGCAGGAACAGGTCGCTGCCGGCGGAGATGTTGGTGTCGGCCAGGACGCCGAGCTCCTCCATGTCACGCCCGGCCCCCTCACCCATCAGGTTGACGAGCGTGGTCTCGAACGCTTCCTTCTCGATGTTCCTGCGAGCCGCCCTGTCCTTCAGACCGACCACGCACTGGATCTCCTTGGCGATCAGCTGGTTGGTGTCGAACTGCGGCTTCGCGTACTCGTTCGGCGACAGGATCTTGTCCGTGCCGTCCTCGTTGATGCCCGAGACCATGATGCGGCCCATGAAGCCGACCCTGTCGATGTCCACGATCTGCGTGTCCATCTGGACGTACCGCGCCTCGGGCAGTATCTTGGTCTTGGCCTGCATCGCCAGAACGAACTGCGCGAAGTGAGTCTCCGACAGTACCGCTTTGCCCAGGTCTTCTACGGTGATCGACTTCATCGCGCCGTCGATCATGGCGAGGATATCTGCATTGTCCATGATTCCCTCCTTGGGAACTAAAAAAGCCGCCCGGAGGCGGCCGCCATTGTCGGCTGTTTGCTGTTCTCTACTTCCGGGTCTTGCGGCCGAAGCCGTCCCGGTCGCCGAAATCCTTGACCGCGGCCTCCGGCGCGCCGTCCTGGCCCTTCAGGCCCTTGGAGGCCGCCTTGGGGGCGAGCTTCTTCGTAACCTCCGCCTTGAACTCCTCGATGCCCGTCTCGAGCTCCGTGATCTTGGCCTTGAGCGCCTCGGCGTCCGGGGTCTCTTCCGGCTCGATCTCGGTCTTCTCCGCTGGCTTGGGAACCTCGGGCTCCTTGGCGAGCTCGTCCACCTGGGTCTTCAGCGCCGTGATCTTCTCGTCGATCGCCTTGAGCGCCTCGTCCGTGGTCGTGCCGGCCTCTTCCATCGCTTCCTTGATTGCGCCCTTGATCTCTTCTGGATCCATATCCGTGACCTCCTTGGTCTTGTCTTTCTTGCTGAACACGCGGGCCATGAAGCCCTCTTTCTTCGACTTGATCGCCAGGAACTTGGCCTTCGGGACCGCCGGCCGGGTCACAAGCGAGACGTGGGTCGCGACCCAGTCCTCCCCGAGATCACCGATCAGGATCCTCTTGAAGGCGGCCTCCTTGACGGCCCCTCCCTCGAGCTCCTTCAGCGCGGCCTTGCGCACCCCCATAACTGAAAAGCCGGTCAACTTGCGATCCTTGACATCTTGCCACGCCTGGTCGTCCTCCACGTAGGAGCCCGCCATCCAGGTCCCCTTGGGGACGGCGACGGGTCCATCGAGTCCGGGGAGCTCGACATCGACTGGCATGAGGTAGGATTCGACTGGCCGGCCCACGTTGTTGAGGCTGTGCTGCAGGTCGAAGTTGCCGTAGTCCTTGAGGAAGGCGTGTGCCACTTCCTCGATCTTCCCTGCCGTGAGGACCTCTCCGTCGCTGTCCGGCTCTCCAGGAACCAGGACAGGGCCGTAGACGATCCTCTTTTCGGCGTTCTTCATCACGATCGGCGCGCTGAGCTCCGGGCTGAGTTCATCGGCGATCATCTTCTGGACGTAGTCGAGCTGCACCTCGGTGGCGTCTCCGACCGTCACTGTCCCGTTGGCCTGGTCCAGTGACCAGGGGGACTCGAGCAGCCTGTCGGCCGACCGTATCCCGCCGGTTACATAAGTTCCCTCGGCCACGTAGATCAACGTCGCGGGGAATATCGCCCTGATCCAGCCGGTCCCGAACTTGACGCCGCAGGCCTGGCTCAACATCTCATTGAGGTCATTCTCCATCGCTATCTCCTCTGTTTCAGGCCACTTCGTCTGCGGCCGTGGGAATCTCGACCAGGTCGGCTTCTGTGAAGTAATCCATCTCGGGCGCCATCATCCCGGCGGGCATTGAGTATGCTACCTGCAGGCACCTACACTCGATCCATTCCTCGATGTCGCCGTTCATGTCACCGGGGTACTGCAGGCCGTTGGAATAGGGGTCGCCCGCGCGCACGATCTGACCGTCCAGTTCCTGGTGACTCGGGCGGACCTTATCGTCCTCGCAGGTAACCCACATCTCGTAATCCGCATACTCGTCGAGGATAGCCGCGGTTCCCTGCCCCTGGGCCGAATGGATCTCGGTGCGAGCTATCCGCTCGGCCTCCCAGGTCTTCATGCCGTCGAACACGTTGTCACGAAGGTACCGGGCGGCCTCGTCTATCCCCATGCCCTGGTCGTAAGCATCTTGGAGGTAACCCATGACATCGCCGCTCACCCGGGCCATGGTCGTGTCGGCCCCCTCGAAGACGCGCGCCTTCATCAAGTCCAGGACATCGCCGGAGACCTTGCCCTCGACGTTGAGGCCGATACCCTCGGAGGCGTCTATCGCCCCGGTCTCAGCCGCGGTCTTCACGTGCTCGAACAGGGTATCCTTGAGCTTGTCGGTGACCTCTTGAATGACATTGGACACGGCACCCTTTTGCTTGCCGCCGTCCACCAACTGCTTGCCCAGCTTCTTGATGATCTCGTTGGACATCTGGCTGAAGAGCTTCTTGAGCGCCTCCTGGAGGGCTTGCTCCCCCGCGGCTACAGCCTTGGTCGCTGAATACCAGGACAGGAATCGCTCTATCTCGCGGGCCATCTTGGTCGCGGTGTCCATGTCAGACCTTGAACTCCGGCGCCGGCTTGCCGCTGGAGGCTTTCATGGCAAGGAACTCCAAGCCCTTGAGGACCGCCCCTCTCGAGGCCGGGCCCGCGGACGCACATTCGGCAAGGACCTTGATCGCCCCGGCCGCCCTCTCTTCCCGATCATCAGCGCTCTTGCCGGCCCCCGGTGAGGTGACGTGTGAGTTAAGGACTTCGTTGAGCAGGTTCAGCGCGTCCTTGATCTTGACCAGATTGTAGCTATTGAGGACCGCTCCTGCCTTAGTTGCTTTACTCATCATTTCCACCCTTTGTAGCAATGTCGACCAGCCTGTCATGCAGGCCCTTGATCGACTGGATCATCGTTGCTTCCGGCCCGAGGGTTGCCCCCGCCGCGGTAGGCCACTCTCGCAGCAGCGCTTCGGAGGACTGACCCGCGACGTAGTACGCCTCGAGCGCCGGGTTATTCTCGTCCGGCTCCATGCCGAACCGGGCGCCGAAGAACCTGATCAGCTCGTTGGGCTTCATCGCGCCGTTCTTGAACAGGAAGTCCGCGATGCTCTGGTCGTGCTCCTCCTGCGAGGTATCGATCGGCTTCAACTTGAACTGCCAGTCCGTTATCCCCAGAGAGGGTAGGACGAAGCGGTTGAAGTGCTGCTCGATCATCTCCTGCCGCGGGTTGATAACGGACTGGATGTAGATGTCCGTAGACTCCGTGGCTGTTGAACCACCCAGGGAGCCGGTCTCGTCAATACCGACCCGGTACGGTGGCATCCCATGAGAGGCGATGACCTCGTCGCGGTTGTCTCTTCGGTAAATCTTGAAACTGGCTTCCTTGACCTCCACGGCCAGCGGTTCGATCTTCACCTCGACATTGCCCCCGCTATCCGAGGGGATGCCGAAGACCAGGGTCGAGTGGGGCTCGCGCGTCAGCTTGGAGAAATATTCTTTGATCTTCTTGACCAGGGGGTACTCGCCGTCACTGTCCGGCGTCCCGAGATCATAGTCGCCCGAGATGTAGACCGCGTAAGCCGGTACGCCGAAGTTCGTGAAGAACTTGATGTTGTAGTCCCTGGCCGCGATGGTCCCGATGATCGCACCCAGCGCCGGGATGATGTCGGGAATCCCGTAGTAGTCGGAGCGCGAGTGATACGACGACATCTGGATAAGCTCGCTGGCCCTCTTGGAGGCGTCCATCGTGCCGAGGTCCATCTCGGTGCCGTCGTCAAAGTTGATGTCCTTCTCGTAACCGACCGCCTTGAACCAGCGCCTCTTCAAGCCACGGATCTGCGCGTACTTGTTGTAATCCCTGTGGATCCTCACCGTGTGTCCGGGGATATGTGTTACCAGGCCGAACAGTCCCTCAGGAGCATCGCCTTCCCTCACAACCTCGAGGTACCCGTTGCCGAGGGTCTCGTAGTCGTTCATCATCCGGTCGAGCGAGGTTGAAAGCGGCGGCCACTGACCCGACAGGAAACCGTATCCCACCTTGTACTGTTCCTGGCTCGCCTCGTGCTCGAGGTTCTCGGTGGGCTTGAGTTCCCACCCGTTGCCCGCCGTGTCCCTGGCCTTGGTCTTGACACACCGCGAGTGGAAGACGTTCAGCTCAACCAGTTGCGCCAACTGGCCGGACTTGTAGAACGGCTCGACCAGTCCGCATTGCCCGTAGATATTGGCGAACAGGTCGGCCTGTATCTGCTTAGAGTGCGTCTTGGTCGTGTACTGCTTGACGCTGGAGAAGGGAACAAACCCTCCGTCCTTCGTCATGATCGCAAATGGTTCTTTCTTCATTCTTACCTATCCCACGAAGGCTTTCGACTCACCGCGGCGGTTGTTTGCGTACCAGTACCGGACCGCATCCGGTCCGTGGTTATTCTCATCCTTGGGTTCGTCTGTCCCCGGCCGGTTCTTGTAGAGCTGGAACTCGCGGACCAACTCGGGGGTCTTGCCTCGGACGAAGAACAACCTGGGCGGCCCCTGATTGGGCTTGAGATCCTTGCGGATCGCGGCGATTCCGTCCTTGACCTTGGAGGCGCGGCGGCGGACACGGAAACCGACCTTCTTAAACTCCTTGATGCCCCCCGGGTTCGAAGGG